AGAAAGTACATTAAATAATCTTTTAGAAAATCCATCTCTGTACAATACTTCTTTATACAATTTAAATATTTCAAATTTAGATAATTATCTGACAGAAGTTAATGCAAATGAGCCCGACATTGATAAACAACAGTTTTCATATTTTAATCAAAGCGTAGATTGGCTAGGTTATAAAACAACAAAGATAAACGCAAAAGTATCAGGTTCATTTAATGGTCCATTTTTGAAAATTAAAGCTTATAAAAAACCAAATGGTGGAAAAGTTAGATTAAAAATAATTAAGTCAAAACAAGATTACTATATTTTAGGCTTCGATCCATCAGTAGGCCCAATAGAGCAAACGGAAGAAGTATATTTAGACTGGACAGAAATAGATTTATATTCTTCATCTATTGAAGAGTCAATTATATACAATGATTCAAGTTTGGAAAATAAAAAATATTATTTCTTAATTGAAACTTTAGAACAAGATAATAAATCCTCAAATGGAAATGAAGTAGAAATGATAAATTTCCAATACTTAAAAGCATATGATTTAATATTGGGAGCAAAAGAATATGATCCAGCTATATCATTTAAAGGTTAATAAATATGACTATAATTAAAAAAACTATCCAAGATTTAAAACCAGGAAAAAGATACTTAATAAAAGTAGAAGCTTACGATAATAACTTAAGCACAGTTGCTGCTGAAAATAGCATAATACTAGAAACTCCAACAGATAGCAGTATTCCAGGTGGAATTGATATAGCCAACTTTGGTTTATATAACAATTCAAAATCTTTAATGTTTAAATTTGACGCCCCAAATGATGAAGACTTAAAAGGATATGAATATCAAGTATATTCACAAAATAATTTAGATTCACAATATTTAATACAATCACGGAGAAAGCTCAAGTAGTGTTTTTAGCGTTGTTTTAAATGACATAGCTCAAGCAATAACATCTACATCACCAGTTTATGGAAGAATAAGATCATTTGATACATCTGGAAATTATGGAGCTTGGACTAGTTTAATAGCATCTCAAGCAACTTTAATTGCATCAGCTGAAATTCTTGAATTAACTGCAGATAAAATAAAAGCAGGAACAATCGGTGCTCAAACAATAAAACTAGATGGAGTTAACTCTGTAATTCAATCAAATAATTTTGTTACTGGTTCTACCGGTTGGATAATAAGAGGAAACGGAAACGCAGAGTTTGCAAACACTTCCATTAGAGGTACCGTAACTGCTGGTCAGGTAACCACAACAGGATTAACAATATACTCAAACGGCGCAATAACAACTACTTCTGGAAAATTTGGAGTAACATCTGGAGGAGTACTATCTGCAAGTGAAGTAAGTATAAGTGGTGCCATAACAGCTACGTCTGGAACATTTACTGGAACTGTTAACGCTTCTGGGGGAACAATGAGCGGTTATTTAAGAGCCGGAGATGTCTATATTGGAAAAAATGTTTACGACGCCTCAGAACACAATGGGATAGGAATAGATGGTTCATGGAATAATGCTTGGGTAAGAAGAGACACTAACGATACTACATATTTTAGGGTTGGATCAGCTAGTACATATATACAAATGGATACAGGTGGAACCTCCTCTATATCATTTCCAAACTTCTCAGTAGATTCAAATGGTAATGCTACTTTTGGCGGAAATTTATCTAGTGTAACTGGAAAAATATCAGTTGGAGGAATTGAAGTTGGTGGTAACATTGTTTCAGCTGGACATCATGGTTTATCTTTAAGTGATTCTGATTTTAATAATATTTTCCTAAGAAGAGATGATGGAGTATTGTTCTTTAGGGTTGGAGCTGGTTCCGCTAACTCAATACAATGGGATAGCTCCAACGGTAATTTAGACATATCAGGAAATCTTATAATAGGAGATCAATATGATCCAGGATTCTTAAGAGTATATCTTAATACTGATATATTAGTTAATAGAATAAAATTTTATAACAGAAATTATGCCGGTTGGTCTAATAGCTTTTATCCATATTTTGACGCACAGTACGATCTTGGAGTACGTAATGCTGACTATAGATGGGATAACTTATATTACACTGGTTCTCTTTTGGATTCTTCTGATATAAGAATTAAAAATACCATTAAAGACTCTGATCTTGGCTTAGATTTTATAAATAAACTTAGACCTGTTTCTTATTATAAAAATATAAGCAAAAAATATCCAATAGAAATTCCTCAAGAAGAAGGAGATACTGGCGAACCTGAAATTTTAAGAAAAGAAGACGGAGAACCAATATATAATTCAACACCAGGAAAAAGAATTCACTATGGACTAATAGCTCAAGAAGTATACATTGCACTTGAAGATAGTGGTATTAATCCAGGAGATTTTAGCGGTTGGGCACTTGCCAACCCAGATGATCCAGATTCTGAACAATCATTAGTTTATATAAAATTTATAGCACCTATTATAAAATCAATTCAAGAATTGTCACAAAAAGTTGCAACCTTAGAATCTAAAGTGTTATAATTCATTGTTATGGATAATAATTCAAATTTAGATGTTAATTTAATACTGCAAGCTTTTCAAGATAGATTAGCTCAGCTTAATTCTGAATTAATCATAAAAGAAGCTACAATAAAACATCTAACTAATCATATAAATACTTTAACAAATGAAACAAACCCAAAACAAAAAGAGAAAGATGATTTCTAATGTCCGATGTCAATGAAACACCTGAACAAAATAAAGAAGCAACAATTACTATTAAAGTATCTGAACAGAACCTTCAGTATAAAAGCGATTTTTCTGAGCCAGAAACAATTTTTTGGCTTGAGTCTGTAAAGAACTTAATAATGAAAAAAGCCTTTGAAATGGCAGGATTAACAGAATCCACTAAGTAATTTGCCATTTATAGCTACTATATAAATAACATAATCACAAAAGGTGCGTAGATGGCTATTAGATCATATCTTCCTTTTGCCAGAAACCAAGTTTCTGCTTTAGAGGAAAAAACATTAAAACAAGACGACATTAAAGCCCTTGGCAGGAGCATTAAGATAGCTGCTCTTGCTCTAGGGTTTCGTGGTTCTTCGTATTATTATGACACTAGGGCAGCATTTGAGCCATCTCCTTATGACTTTAATAGAATTACTCAAGCATTTGACACAGATGGATATGTTCGTCAAGCTATAGCTAAGCATAAAGAATTATTTTGGAAAGAGGGATGGGAAATAGTAGGAGAAAATCCTGAAGCTATTTCATATCTTTACAGAAGAATAGACTTCATGGAAATGACCATGAAGAAACCTTTTTCTGAATTTTTGATAGAATTATCAGATCAATTAATAAAATACTCTAACGTATTTATTGTTAAAGCTAGAGCAGATATTGGGTCTTATTTTCCAGATAAGTTAAATCCAATATCTAACACTGAGCCTATAGCTGGTTATTATCTTATTCCAACAGAACAAACTTATATCTTAAGAGATAAACAAAATAGACCAAAGGCCTATCAGCAGGCAACTGATCCACTAACATACTCTCCAAACGATAAAGACCCAGTATGGTCAGCAGAGAGAGTAATCCATATGTACTTTGATAAAAAACCAGGTAGAGCTTTTGGTACTCCATTTTTATCAACAGTGCTAGACGACGTTATAGCTCTTAGGCAGATGGAAGAGGATATACAAAATTTAGTACATAGAGAATTATTTCCTCTTTATAAATATACAATAGGTACAGCAGAACAACCAGCTGAACCGGAAGAAATAACACGCGCAGCAGCAGAGATAGAAAATCTTAGAGCAGAAGGTGGATTAATACTACCCTATAGACACAGTGTAGATGTTATAGGAGCTAATAACACAGCTCTCGATGCTTCCGAGTACTTAAATCACTTTAAGGAAAGAGTTTCAGTTGGATTGGGTGTAGCCCCACATCATTTAGGTATGAGTATGAATGGTGGAAATAGATCAGTTACAGATAGATTAGATGTTGCGCTTTACGATAGAGTTAAGCAGCTTCAAAAGCAATTCTCTGAAATGGTAAGAATATTTATATTTAATGAACTATTATTTGAGGGTGGTTATGATCCACTAGAAAATCCAATGGATGCAACTGTGTCTGACAGATGCTTTATGAGGTTTAAGGAAATAGATGTTGATACTCAAGTTAAAAAAGAAAATCATATTATTCAAAAGTTTGTAAACAATCTTATAACAATAGACGAAGCTAGATTGATGTTAAGCTTAGATACAAATGTGGAAGAAGATAGACTATTTGGTCATATGCAAGCACAGCTTCAAATGGATATGGCTAAAAATCAAGCAGAATTAACATCAAAAACTTCTTCTCCAAAAAGTTCAGACGGTCAACAGCCAGCTACTAAAGGTCAAAGAAATCTTCCATCTTCTAGAAAAGGAGTAGGAAATTCAAGTAGGCCGCAGAATCAAAATGGTAGATCTAGTTCACCAAATATTAGAAGATCAGATGACATGTCATGGCTTGTAACGGTTGAAAAGTTACTTGAACCAGAGTATAATTATGTAGAAGAAAATGATAAAATTGGAGAATAAATAAATGATAGTTAAAGAAGAGACACTAGATTTATTAGAAGAAGCTGTTGCAAATGGACAGTTTCGTTTAGCTGATACTAGATTTTTAGATGTTTTAGCAGAACTTCTGCCTGTAATTGAAGAAATGAAATATAAACTAGATGCGATTGAAGAATTCTTAAATTCAGATGATGAAGAAGAAACTTCTTCAGTAGAAGAGCAAATCAAGCAGGAAGAATTATCAACTAATAAAGTTGAAGTTGAAAATGATCAACAGGAAACTTCTATCCAAAAAGAAATAGTAGAAGAAAAACCAAAAGCTAAACAAAAGAAAACTTCAGTAGAAGAAAGCCAAACAAAAACAGAAGAGGCCTAATGCTTCTAATAGGTTGCCCTGTATATAAAAGAGATTGGATACTTCCATATTGGTTTGCCTGCATAGAAAAGCAAACTTATGGAATAGATAATATTGGTTTTATATTTGAACTTGGTAAAGATGATAAAGAAACATTTGATTTTTTAATTAAATGGAAAAAAGCTCATCCAAAGATAGATATATTTGATTTAGAAATTAGAGACGATTTGACTCATCATTCTCACGATGAAGGTTCAAGAAGATGGACATTTTCTAAATATGAAAATATGGTTTCTATGAGAAACTCTCTTTTAGATAAAGCTAAAAAAATACAACCAGATTTTTATTATAGCTTAGATTCAGATATATTATTAACAAATCCAAATACGTTAGATTTACTAATGAGTCATATATTGTCCGGTAAAGCAGACGCAGTAAATACTCTTATGTATATGACTCCATTTGGAGTTCAGTATCCAAGTGTAATGTCATGGCATGAATCTGGTGGAGAAAAAGCATATAGAGAAGCAGAATATCCTATAGGCGACTTTTTTAAAGCAGATATAATAATGGCAGCAAAATTAATGTCTAAAGAAGTTTATAATAATTCTAGATACAAGTTTCACCCACAAGGCGAAGACTTAGGTTGGAGCGCAGACTGCAAGGATAAAGGATTTAACCTATACTGCGCTTCATACATATATACTCCCCATATAATGGGTAGAGAAGAATTAAAAAAGTTTTTATCACAAGGCGATGAAAGAAATAGCCTTGTTTTTAAAGGAAAAAATTAATCTTTTATATAAATTTTAACTACAGCTTGCATAAATGTGTTTAATCATATAAAATATATTACTATAACTATGGTTTTAAAAATCGGAGATAGACATGGCTTTTGAATTTACGGAAAACTTTACCATAGAGCTTCCAAAAATTACAGAATCAGATTTTAATTTTTCTGAATCATCTGATTTTAAAAATGGTCTTATAATCGAAGTAGCAGCCATACACGAACGGACTAACTGGAAATTATAATAATTATTCAGCCGTTGAATTAGAAAAGGCTTTAAATTCATGGGTAGAACCTTACCCTAAGCCTATTATTTTAAATCATGATCTTAACACTGAGCCAATCGGAAGAGTCATGGCTGCAAAAATGGATAAAGAGCAAGATGGAGTTCCTTTTGTTAGGCTTCAAATAGCTATTACGGATCCAGTAGCTGCTCAAAAGATTATGGATAAAAGATATTTAACAGGTTCTGTTGGCGGAAGGGCTGGAAAAGCAGTTTGTAGTATCAGTGGTGAAGATTTAGCCTCTGAGGATGCAAGTGGTAGACCTCGTATGCCAAAGTATAGAAGAGGTCAGGTTTACAAAGGTAAACTAGCGTTTATCGATATGCAGGATATATCTTTTAAAGAGTATTCTTTTGTAAATCAACCAGCGGATCAAAGATCCGGTGTTAGAAATAAAGCAACAGCAGATAGTAATTTAAGCGTTTCTGATTCAGACTGGGTTGCAAAGAGTTCCGCTTTTATTCTAAAAATGGATGAAGAAGATATTTATTCAGTATCTGAAAGTCAATCAATTTTTAAAGGAATGAAGAAAAAGGAATCTAGACCAGTTTACCTTCAATTAAAGGGATCTTTCTTAACAGCTATGGCTGTAAATGAAAGCGAAAATTACAATATTAATAACAACCCATTACTATCAAAAGAACAAGAATCTAATAATAATGAGGAGAATTCAGAAATGACCATTCTTAAAGAAGAAGAAGACATCCTTACTGTAGCCAAAGAGCTGAGTGATGATCTATCTTCAATTGCAGCAGACACTGCTAAGAAAGAAGATTCTGTAGAGAATTCAGAAGAAACAGCTGAAGTAACACAAGAAGAGCAAGAAGAAACAAAAGAAGAAACAAAAGAAGAAGCTCCAGCTGTAGAAGAAGAAATTGAAACTGAAGAAAAACAAGAATCTAAAGAAGAGATTTCCACTGAAGCAAAAGAAGAGTCGGACGTGCAAGTTAAAGACGCTGAATCCGATAACTCTGAAGAGTCAGTTGAAAAGCCTGAGTTAAATCAGGAACAAGAAGTTGATAAGGAAGTTCAATCAGAGCTCAACGACAAAGAAGAAGTCGCTGAGCAAAACAACGATGAACTTTCTGATAAAATCAAGCTTCTTGAAGAAGAAAATAAAAACCTTAAAGCAGCACTTCATAGAGTGTTAGCGGAAAGAGTTGTAGATGCAAAAATAGCAGCCGGTATTGAAAGCGCAGCTGATAGAGGAGTACTTGTAGCTGATCACGCAACAAGAACAGCTTCTTCATTAGCTGACTCATTAAGAGACATTGCAAAGATGCCAGTTAAAAAAGCAAATACAAATGTAGTTCCAGAAATTACAAGTGAAGCAGAGAATTCTAAGGAAGAAACGAATGTTCTTTCTATAGAAGATATTTCTTCTGAAAAGAAGGAAGAACCAAACACTGCAGAACAGCTTTTCGTAGACGCTCTTATGGGCCGTCGTTCGCTTTAATTAAAACAAGGAGATATATAAAATGAGCTTAGCAAAATTCCGCAAGGTATATGCCAAGACAGGAGCTGGAAGGTTCGTAGTATCTGAGGGTGTAGCACCAGCAGCTTACTTGCTCCCAAACCAGGGCTTGCCAACATGGTACCTTGATTCAGAAGATGATCGTTTTGAAATTGTTATCCCAAAGGGAACAATTCTTTCTGTCGTAGCTGATGCTAATGGTGATGCAACAGTCGTTCCAGCCAATGGTTCCGGTTCTTCCGTAACATGGGGCGATTCAATGCCTTCATCATGGGATCCGCTTGATGGTGCAACTCCAGCTTACAGCTCTGGAGCAACTGACACAGTAGCAGTTGCATCTAAGTCTGTTCCAGTTGGTGTAGCTCAGTACGATCTATACCGTCCATTTGACAAGGGCACTTCACAAGGCGCAGGGTTCATCACCCATGGCTACGTAGAGTATCCAATCGTTGATGGATTGAACAATGATGTGACCGTCGGTTCTTTAGTTAGAGCTGACCACATGGGTCGCCCAGTGGTGCTAACATCAACACTGTGTGGCACAGATCCTTACCTCCAGGTTGGTAAGGTTATTGAAGTAGAAAAGTTTGCAACCAACTTTGATGATGGTCTACTTTCCTACATGCAATTGCCATCGGATCCTGGTGCACTTAAGACTGTTTTTGAAATCACAAGAACAGGCACCTATAGTGGCAAGTTGGGCATCCGCTCAAACCTGGATGTAACAAACGTGCTTGGCGCATTCCGTGTCAATCTAACGCTGTAATAAAAAAAGAAAAAATAAAACAGGAGGAATAATCCTAAGATGAGTAAATCAATCCAAGAGCTCCTCTCAGGTCTCCCAGCTTGGGAAACAGCATTAACTGAGGACGGTTATATCGATGGAGATAATAGAGTAACCATTAAAGAGGCATTTGCATCACCTGATGCAGCTGCACTTTTTCCTAAAGTCATCTCCCGTACATTAAAGGAAGCAGCTGAGCCACAATTATTGGTTACGCCACTTCTCTCAACTGTACGTCTCGGCAAGGGACGCTCTTTGGAGTTCCCAGCAGTTAATGCAATTCAAGCTGCAGAGATACCTGAAGGACAAGAATATCCAGAACAGGCTCTCGCCTTTGCAAAGCAAGTTGAAGGTAAAGTTTCAAAGAAAGGTGTTAAGCTGGCTTTTACAGAAGAAGTCATCGCAGACTCACTTTGGGACATCGTAGGCCTTCACGTCCGCGCTGCTGGTCGCGCAATGGCTCGCTTAAAAGAGCAAATTGCACTCAGCAGATTTAAGGACGCAGCTACCGTAGTTTTCGACAATGAAAGCGGTTCATACGACGATACAACAGGTCGTGGAATTGATGGCGCAGCCAACAAGACCATTACTTGGGACGACATCGTTGATATGGCTGCCGTTCTCATGGCAGAAAATCACGTACCAACTGACTTCATTTTGCACCCACTAATGTGGTCTATCTTCCTAAAGGATAGTATCTTCCATGCTGGTGGTTCTGCAGCTGCAGTTAATACAAGTTGGGGTTACCGTCCTCAGTCCAAGGAAGGCGCGTTGAATTCAACCGCCCCAATGGGTCTGAATGTGATTGTTTCTCCTTTCGTAAGCTTCACAGCAAAGAATGGTTCAACACCTGCAATGTCAGATCTTTTCTTGATCGACCGCAATGAAGTTGGAACACTCCTTGTCAAGGATGACATGAGCACAGATCAATTCGATGATCCAAGCCGTGACATTCGTCAGATGAAGATGAAAGAGCGTTACGACATCGTTATGCTTGGCGATGGTGAAGGAATCACCGTAGCTAAGAACGTTAGACTAACTCGCAACTACGAGGTCGAGGTTACCAATCAGGTATCTCTCTAATCTTTAGGAAAGTTATAGTTACCTTATCCTAAGGGGCAGGGGGGCGGTGTAAAAACCGCCCCCTTGTTCTTTTATCTATATCAGTTACTATAATATTGTACTTTGATGACTGGAGATTAATGTGGCCTTAAATCTAATACAAAACGCTGCAGTAGGACTTGGTACTGTTTCTATAAAGTTCGGAAGAACTATAAAAATTTCTTCTATTACAAAAGAAAATATTATAGTACAAACAACAGCTGCCACTCCTAGTGTTTTAAACACACCCTTTAAAGATATTGATACTTTAGGTGATTATAATCAAATATCAAGAACATTAAAACTTTTATGGAATGTTCAATTAGCGCCTTCTACTGAGTATGTAATAAGGTTTATTAACTTTTTTGACGCAGCCAATGAACCAATACCGGAAGAGCAAATAAAATTTACTACTTTAGATTCTGGTGCAACTCCTAACACTGGAGAATTTAATTCTGTTAATGAACCTGAATTAAATGAAATTTTAATTGAAGATAAATCGATAAGAACAGATGCTTTTACGAGCTATCAAATAATTGCAAAAAATCCAAACTTCTATATAACAAGCTTAGACCCTGTTAATGGAGATTTTTTTATAGATAATTCTTACAATTATGGAAGAATTACTGTATCTTTTAATGAAAAACCAGCTTCTAACTTTTTAAATAATAAATATTTTAAACTGCAAAAGAAAAAAATACAAAGAACTCCATCAAGATGGGAAAATGTAATAGGCGAAATTTCAGCCCATGCCTGGAAGCCAGAGGTTTACATAGATACTCCATCTCAAGATGCAACACCAGCATATTTTACTGAGGATAAAGAATACTTTGAATCTGGATATAAATATAGATTAATAATATCTAAAGATATAGGAGTTTAATTTGTCTAATTTTATATATAAAAAAGCTAAACAAGCTTTATTTAATGGTCAAATTAATATTTCTGCAAATCAGTATAAGATTTTACTTTTAAAAACAAGTATATATACAGCTAATCAAAATTTAGATGAATTTGTTTCAGATATACCATCTACAGCTATAACTGCAAGATCCAGTAATATTTCAAATATTACTAATACATTAGGAATTATAGATGGAGATGATGTAATTATTGACCAATACAATGGAGGAACATTTGAGGCATTAGCCTTTTACCAAGTTGGTTCTTCTGATTCTAATTCTAGATTAATATTTTATATAGATACATCACAAGGTTTACCATATGTAGTTACAGCTAGTAATACAACAGTTACTATATTATGGAATAATGAAATTAATAAAATTTTAGCTATTTAAAAATGTAGGTTTAAAATGTCAACAAATTACCCAAATTCAATTGATAATTTCACAAATCCAACATCAACTGACTCACTAAGTTCTACAACTGTACCTCACCATCAACAGCATGCAGATGTAAACGATGCAGTAGAGGCTATTCAGGGTGAACTAGGAGTAAATCCATCAGGACCCTATAATACAGTAAAAGCTAGGATAGAAGGATTAGAGTCAGATATATTAAACCAATCAGTTTTAAATGGATTATTTGATGTTACTATAGGTACAGCATCTAATGGTGATCTACTGCAATATAACGGGTCAGCCTGGATTAATTCAGCTAAAGAAAATCTAGTCGATGGAGGAAGCTTCTAAATGGCAAATACAATAAGGATTAAAAGAAGATCATCAGCTGGTTCAGCTGGTAGTCCATCTTCTTTGCAGAACGCAGAATTGGCATACAACGAAGCTGATGACACACTTTATTATGGTAAGGGAACTGGTGGCGAAGGTGGTTCTGCTACAACAGTAGAGGCGATTGCACGGATCTGGCGCTTATGTTACAAAAGGAACAAACCAAACAATAACAGGAAATAAAACATTTTCTGGAGTAGTAGTAGTTCCTACTCCATCATCAAATACACACGCAACAACAAAACTTTATGTTGATGATCTAATTTCAAACTCAATTGCCAACTCTTCAATAACAGTAGCTGGAGATAGTGGTACCAATCAAACCTTAAACCCAACAAATACTCTAACAATATCTGGAGGAACAGGCTTATCAACAGTAGGTTCTAATACTGATACATTAACAATCAATCTAGATAATACAGCAGTAACGGCTGGAAATTATGGATCATCTAGCGAAATACCAACCTTTACCGTTGATGCACAGGGAAGACTAACAGCCGCAAATACTGTAAGTATTGCAACTAATTTAACAATTAAAGCAGATGCAGTAACAACAGATTCCGTATCTTTGTTAACTGATACGTTAAGTATTCTTGGCGGAGAAGGAATTGATACTACAATCGGCACTGATTCAATTACTATTTCAGGAGAAGATGCAACAACAACAAATAAAGGTATAGCATCATTTGCTAATGATGATTTTAATGTTTCATCAGGAGCTGTATCAATTAAAAATGTAAATCTTGCAACTCAAACCACTGGAGATTATGTAGCTAGCCTTGTTGCAGGAACTGGAATTACACTTTCTAATAATTCTGGAGAAAACTCTACACCGACTATTGCAATAGGTCAAAGTGTAGCTACTAACTCATCGGTCACATTTGCTTCTGTAACCACCACTGGTAATGCTTCTGTTGGTGGAGACCTTACGATAACTGGAGATTTAACTGTAAATGGCAATACTACATCATTAAATACTTCCACTATTGTCGTAGAAGATAAAAACATAGTATTATCAAATACTTCATCCCCAACAGATACAACAGCTGATGGAGCGGGTATAACTGTTTTGGGTACAACAAATAAAACCTTTAATTGGTTAGATTCAACAGACTCATGGACATCATCAGAAAATATTGATATTTCAAGCGGAAAAATATACTCTATTAATGGTACAACTGTATTGTCAAATAATACCCTTGGATCAGGAGTTGTTACTTCATCATTAACATCGGTTGGAACAATATCTACAGGAACTTGGCAAGCAGGTACTATAGCAATATCTTATGGTGGGACTGGAGCAACAACAGCTTCTCAGGCAAGAACAAATCTTGGCCTAGCAATAGGCACAGATGTGCAAGCATACGATGCTGAATTGGCAGCACTAGCCGGTTTAACATCAGCAGCAGACAAGCTTCCATACTTTACTGGTTCTGAAACTGCATCCTTAGCAACATTTACAAATTATGCTAGAACACTACTTGATGATGCAGATGCTTCAACGGCAAGAACTACCCTAGGCTTAGGAACAATAGCAGTACAAAATGCAAATTCTGTTTCAATTACTGGAGGATCAATTACAAACTTAACTACTTTCGATGGCGTAACTATCGACGGTGGAACATTTTAATTTCTAAATAAGAAAGGCTATTATGGCATTACCATCAATAACTCAGGGTCAAATAGCCATAGACCCATCAAATGGAATTTTCTATTATAAAGATGCAAGCAATACACTAGTAAGTGCTACATTAAATTGGCTTCAAGATAGTAATACAGCCATTTCTACAGAAGATAGTGTAACCGTAGATGGAAGCTTGACAATAACTGGTGATTTAACAGTTAATGGAAACACTGTTTCTGTTAATGTTTCTAGTGTTGTAGTCGAAGATAATATTTTAGTATTGAATGGAAATGTAACTGGATCTCCATCACTTAACGCAGGAATAGAGATTGAACGCGGTACATCTACTAATGTGCAGATTCGTTGGAATGAATCCACCGATAAATGGGAGTACACTAACGATGGAACGAATTTTTACGCCATTAACGATAATTCAAACACAGCAAATTCGTGGGCAACAGCTAGAACAATAACATTATCTGGAGACGTATCAGGCTCTACATCAATAGATGGTTCTGCAAACGTAACTATATCAACAACTATTGCAAATGATTCACATAATCATACTGCATCAACTTTAACTTTTGCCCTAAATGACGCATCAGATGTCACAATATCAGATGTAGCTGGCGGAGACTTTTTAAGATATAACGGTTCTGCTTGGATAAATGATCCAGTAAATCTAGCAACAGATACAATAGGAAACTATGTACAATCGCTAGTAGCAGGAGATGGAATTACTCTTTCTAATAACTCAGGCGAAGGTGCAACTCCAACAGTCGCTTTAACAAGTAATTCAATTACAGTAGGATCAACATCTGTAGCGCTTGGAGCTTCTTCTGCTACAATAGCTGGATTAACTTCAGTAACATCAACTTCTTTCAATGGAGATTTGACAGGAAATGTAACTGGCAACGCAGATACTGCTACCAAGTGGAAAACAGCAAGAACAATAACTCTAGATGGAGATGTATCTGGCTCAGTAACTATTGATGGATCAAATAATGTAACAATAACAACTTCAGTTGCAGATAACTCTCATGGTCATGGACCAGGAAGTGTTTTATTAGCTCTTGGTAATTTAACTAATGTTACAATTTCAGACCCAATAAATGGAGATTTTTTAAGATATAATGGATCTAATTGGTTTAACGATCCAGTTAATTTAGCTACAGATACAGTAGGTAATTATGTTGCTTCCCTTACTGCGGGCGATAATATATTAATAACAAATAATTCAGGAGAAGGAACAAGCCCAACAATATCGGTTTCATCCACTCCAAATTATGACACTTTAACTGCAAATACACTTACTGTTGATTCTATTGAAATTGATCCAACAGGTGCTCTTACTGGACAAGTATTAAAGTATAATGGAACTAAATTTATTCCTTCACAAGATAACGTTGCAGCAGCAGGCAATTTGTCATTAACAGACTTAAGTGATATAGCTTTTGTTAATCCAGTTAATGGATCTACTCTCAGATTTGACGGAACAAACTGGACAGATTCTGGCATCTCACTTGAAGACATATCTGACTATACAAATGCATCTACTCCTCAATATGGTCATGTTGTACATTACAATGGATCAAACTGGACAAATAGGGCTCCACAATTAGACGACGCTACAGATGTTGACCTGTCTGGAAAGCTATCTGGTCATGTTCTTCAGTATGATGGGTCAAATTGGGTTTCTTCTAGTCTTGGAGTAAATGAAATAGATACATTCTTAGTTGCGGCTACACCAAGTACTGGTCACGTACTACAGTGGAATGGAACTACTTGGTCAGATTCTCAGATAGCTTTGGGAACTGAAACTTCTGGTGATTATGTTTCATCTTTAACTTCTGGTGAAAATATTATAATCACTGGAGGGTCAGGAGAAGGCTCAACTCCAACAATAGCCGTAAATACAAGTTTATCAAATATTTCTACAATATCTGGAACAAGCATAACAATAAACGCAAATACTATTACAAATGGAAATGTAACAGTATCGAATACATTATCTGTTTCTCAGGATGCAACAATAACAGGTAATGCTAGTGTAGTTGGTGACGTTTATTTAGGAGTGAATGCAAGTACATTTGCCTCGACATTAACTCATCCAACATTGGTTGTTCAGTCAAATCATTCTGATTACTCACAAGTTGCATTCAGAAACTTAGGTAATGCTGCTAGTAGCTCTACTGATATAATCGCTTACTCAAATAATGGAGATGACGATTCTGGCTGGATAGATTTAGGTATTACTTCTAACGCATTTAATGATCCATTATTTAGTACTACTGGTCCAAATGATGGCTATATATTTATGGAGGCACCAGCAAATACAACTGGAAATGGAAATCTAGTTATAGCTACTGGAGGAAATGGAACTCAAAATGCCATAATATTTGCAGCTGGAGGATTACAGACTGACAATACTCAAATGACAATATTTCCAGATGTAAACGTACATATAGAAATTCCAACACCATCGACAAGTTCCACAACGGGAGCTCTAACTGTAGTAGGAGGAGTTGGAATTCAAGGTGACATGAATGTTGAAGGAAATGTTAGCGTTCAAGGAACAATTACTTTTGGTGGAGCTGGAACTACTGTTGAGACTGAAAACCTAACAGTAACAGATCCATTTGTGTTTGTTTCTGATGGAAATACTGGAGACATAGTAGATTCTGGACTTATAACTGAATATAAAAACAATGACGCAACGCCACAGACTAGATACTCAGGCATTGTAAGGGACGCATCAGATGGATATTATAAGATTTTTTCTGGAGCAACTACAAAACCAAGTACTACAGTAAACTTCAGTGAATCAGGTCTAGTATATGGATCCTTTAGGGCAAACAATATTACTTCTACAACAATTAATAGTGGAAATATTACTTTAGATACTGGTAGTTCTATAACAATAGGCGTTACTGAAGTACTTACTGCATCAAACTATGCAGGAACTGCAGCAAGTGTTGTAAATGGAGTTTATACAACTGATACTGGCACTGTAACGCCAACTATGCTAGCTACAGGACCAGCAAGATCAGGCTTTAGGTCTGAAATAAACGCTCAAACTGGAACAAGTTATACTTTAGTTTTATCTGATTTAGCAAAGTTAGTTACGATGGATAATGCCTCCACTATGACTTTAACTATTCCAGCAAATAGCTCGGTTGGATTCACTATAGGCGATAAAATAGATATACTAAGAAAGGGATCAGGAGCTTTAACAATAGCAGGAGATGGAGGGGTTACTGTAAATGGAACTCCTGGACTAAAGTTGCGCGCTCAATGGTCATCTGCTACACTAGTAAAACTAGGAACAGATTCTTGGGTTGTAATAGGAGACCTGTCGGCATAACATGGCAACTGGCGATAAACACGGAACTAGAAAAAAACCTGCACCGACCGTAACTGGTCGGTAAAGATACCGCTGCCAACGCAGCCATTACTACAGCTGGTTTTAGAATTGGAACTATAACAAATGTGTCTACAGCAGTAGAAGCAGAGTTGGGTGATGTAACCGCTCAATCTCCTGCCTCTGGAACAGTAACGCCAATGGATACAAATATTGACTATACTAGAAAGAGTCCATTTTTTCCACCTTATTTCCCACCATACTTTCCACCTTTCTTTCCACCTTTCTTCCCGCCTTTCTTCCCACCATATTTCCCACCTTGGTTTCCACCATTCTTCCCACCATTCTTCCCGCCGTTCTTCCCACCATTCTTCCCACCATTCTTCCCACCAATATTTAAGTAGATACACTTAATTAAGTGATTACTATATAATATATTCTAAACAAAAAGAGAATGTATGGCTAATATTGTAAAAATTAAAAGATCCGGATCTAGTTCTCAGGTTCCTTCCTCCTTAGAGGAAGGAGAAATAGCTCTTAATTATGCAGACGGAAAACTATTTTGGAAAAATGTTTCTAATTCAATAGTTGCGTCTAAGTTAGTTACAAATATATCTGGAACTGCAAATCAAACTGTAGTGAGCGAATCTACTGGTTCCTTTACAGTTTCTTTGTCCAATAGTGTAACTATAAGCGATAATTTAACCGTAAATGGAAACACTAATGTTTCAGGATTTTTTGTCAACTCCGTAAAGATAGAAGCAATTCGGAGCAGCTTTAGGTGATGCCCTAGTATTTGATGGTACCAAATTTATTCCTTCACCACC